CTATACTGCAGCACGAACACTTGCTACCACTGAAGCCGTCTCAAATTATAGAGTTGATTTTCCGCTAGTATATAAAAACTCTGAAAGAAGGCGATTTGATGTGAGCGTAACATTGATAAATGAAGGCGGGGGATATGTAGATGTTGTAAGACCTGTAAAACAGTTAATGTATTATTCATCTCCAGCGAGAGCAATGGAAAAACAAAGAGTTCCAACAAATGATCCTGTAGGCCCGACTATTGAAGTGGAAGTACCATCTCTGATTGATATAGTGTTGCCCCATGTTTTTCAAGTATGGACAATGCCAGGAAAAACAATCTATTTTAGATGGGCAGCATTAAAAAATATACAACCAACATATAAAGGCCCTTTCATTAAAGGTGTGCCTACAAGTTGCGAGTTGATGTTATCTTTTACAGATGTAGAACCATTATTCTCTGATTTTATTTTTCCTGATGCGAAGAAAGTAAATTATAAGGAAGCATATAAATCTCCAAAGTAACGAGGTAATTATGGCAATCACAAAACTTGGAAGTGACTATACTGAAATAACTGGTAAGCAATTAAGTAGCGCATCACTACTAAGAATGTTTGACATTCTACAGGATGACGATGAAAATAAATTTATGAACATTTTCAGGTCATATGTAGTGGACGAAGCTACACTCAATGATATGTTATATTTTGATACATATGAGGCAACACACGACGAGTTTTTTGATGGGATATCCTATAAACTGTATGGAACGGTTGGTTTATGGTGGGTAATTTGTCTCGCTAATACCATCGCGAATCCATTTGAGGAGCTTGAGCCGGGCCAGAACTTGAAAGTATTATCATCGAGATTTCTCTCACAAATACTTAGGGAGATAAGAACAGTATCGGAATACTAATATGCCTATAGACAACGTAAAAGATTTACAATCTGTATTTGGTGTGAAAATAATTACTCGCGATACCGGCGGCAAGGATGACAGGATAATTAGCATACCGTCTGACCTTATAATGGAATGTTTTTTTATAGAAGATATTTTTTCTATATCAACTACAGGCAAGATGATATTCCTTGATCCGGTCGGCGGCATAGAACAATTGCCAATAACAGGACATGAACAGCTAGCCGTTGTTTTCGGTAGTGCTCTGGAAAGGGAAATGCGTTTTGATATATGGAGCATAACAAATATAGAACAAATTCAGCAACCGGAATCAGCAGCTCAAAGTTTGATAGAAATAATTTTTGTCGATACGCATTTTCAGAGATTGACACAGCTGGAATATAGTAAATCATGGACGAATACAAGAATATCAGATATCATCAAAGACATAACGGAAAATATGTTATATATAACAAGCTGGGGGCACTTTGAGGAGACAAATGAGACATTACCATATTTTTATATGCCTTATTGGACACCTGTAGAGGCGATTAGATGGTTAAGCGAGAGAGCATCTAGCAGAGAAAACGGCACGGCTGGGTATCTTTTTTACATTATAAAAGAGAAAGCAAATTTTGTTACGATGGAAAAATTGTTTCAGCAGAAGAATATAGAAAAAACAGAAACAGATAATGTGCCTCTTTATTATAAATTTAGTCAGGCTGCCGGTGGAATGGGATATGTCAATGCACTCATGGATTGGAACTTATCCTCTATTGATAAATTGTCTCTTTCAGGCTTGAGAGGCGGTCACAGGATGGGATATGATTTTGAGACTAAGACTTTTATTGATAACAGTTACAATTATACTACATCAATAAGAAATTACACTATGCATGGTAAAAGGACATTATATCCACCATTGGATTATGCGGGAGCCAAATTTACGAATACAGGTGAAAATGATAGTGCAGTAATAGACAACATTTATAATAGTGAGTTTATTCATAGATACTCAAAACAGTTAGCTCTTATTGCTACGCTGATGGGGCATGAGAGAAGGGAAGCAGGAACGATGGCCTATATTGAATGGCCGAGCACTCTGCCATCTGAAAAGGTGAATAAGATGATGGAAGGAAAATATCTTATCAAATCCATCACCCATTATCTTTCAGCCAAGGCGGTGCCACCGTATAAAAATAAGGTTGTGTTCTTGAGAAACGCATATACCGATTGTGATAACAGGACATTGACAGCCTCTACCATTGTTGATATTGATGTAAATGTAAAGGCGATAGGAAGCAGGAGATAATGTTAAAACACCAATTTTCAGATTTACAGTTGCCCAGTGATAAGCTGGTGGGAATATACCGCGGAGTTGTAGAGGATAATATGGATCCTCTTGAGGCCGGCAGATGTCGAGTAAGAGTATTTGGTATTCATTCGCCCAATAGAATACAGACAGCACAGGATGGTATTCCGACTGCTGAATTGCCGTGGGCCCAGCCGGTTTGTGGTCTTATAGAGGGATCAATTTCTAACTATGGTGTGTGGAGTGTTCCAGTGCAGGGCTCCCATGTATTTGTATTTTTTGAGGCGGGGAACATTTTACAGCCAAGATATTTTGGCACAGTGCCCGGGATAGTGTCAAGCCTCACGACAACAACCGAAGGGTTCAATGATCCAGATGGTGTATATCCAGACAAGACAGGCGCGGATTTTGACAAAGGACTTGGAACATATCCCCATAATGTAGTTTTCCATGTTCACGGTGGACACATTATAGAGGTCGATTCGACCCCGGATGCAAAAAGAATAAGAGTATATCACTCATCAGGAACAGAGATAATTGTGGACAATGACGGAAATATTAATATTACAGGTGTAAGAAACAAGACAAAAAATATCACAGGCGATGAGACCATAAATATAGGAGGCAATAAGGATGAAAGTGTATCGGGTGGTGACAATAGAAGAATAGGTGGTGGGCAGACAACTTCCATTGGTGGTAATCAGCAGATAACTATCAGTGGCAATCTTCTATTAACTGTTCACGGAAATTGTGATTTCGATGTAGACGGCACACTTAATATAAAGGGTCATCCTATTAATTTGAACTAATTATGGCAGCAAGAGTAGCAAGATACGGAGACAAAACCGATGGTAGATGTCGTAAAGGACATTACCACGAATATGGTCGCATCATATCCGGCTCACTGGATGTTTTTATTAACGGAAAACGAGCTGCCAGATATAATGATAAAGTGCGTGCTAACTGTCATCATCTGGCAAAAATAAACAGCGGCGCGCTGGATGTTTTTATTAATGGTTTAAAAATGGCACGCGTAGGAGATCATTTTTATGGTAGTTATAAAGGTCTTATCACAAGCGGGTCACTTGATGTATTTTACGGAGCATAAAAATGGCTACAGGATATACATATTCAGATTTTGATGCAGAGCTTCCTAAGCAAGTTGATGGTGATATTCAAAAGGATGTGGATGTAGAAGCTATCAAAAATTCTCTGCAGAACATCCTCGCAACGAGAAAGGGCAGCAGGCGAATGGTTCCTGATTTTGGCTCCAATATGGATGCTCTACTATTTGAGCCGATGGATGAAACTACTGGACAAAGAATAGGTGATGAAATAATTGGTTCTATAAAACAGTGGGATGATAGAATTGTTATAGAGAAAGTAGATATAGAAGCCGAACCGGATACTAATCAATATACAATCACAGTTGATTATTATCTCAGAGGTTGGAGACAGAAAGTAGACACACTAAGAATTATTTTGAGGAAAGCATAATGAGCGACACATTAACCCCGCAATATTTGGACATTGATTTTGCAACATTGAAAGACCAACTGAAAACGCAGTTGTCTGAGAGCACAATTTTCAGGGATTATGACTATGAAGGTGCTAACATAACTATCCTCATAGAGTTGGTTTCGTATCTCGGCGCGCTCACGACATACTACATCAACAAGGTTGCACAAAACCAATACATTGATACAGCTGACATTTATGAAACGGTTCATATGTTAGCCAGATTGAGAGGATATAATCCGAAGGGATATATTTCTGCACAGACAAGCTTGACAATTTCTATCGGAGCTTCTGCTGGTGCCAGTGCCGGTGACGAGATTTACATTCCGGCTTGGACAGAACTTTACTGCTCTGCCGCAAGTGACAGTGATGGTAATCCGATAAAATATACAATCGTTTCGGATGTTACGGAAACAATACCAGTTACCGCTTCTTTCCCTTATGTTCTTACATCCACAATTCCGTGCAGACAGGGTGAAGTAGTGGAATATTCCTATACCGGAGATGATCTGGTTGATAACATACTCTATCTGCCATTCATAAATTTTGACTATGATGATAACATTGATGAGACAGATTATCCTTCTATTCAAGTAAAGGTTGAGAATGCAATCTGGACAAGAATTTCAGATTTTTATGATGAGCTTTCGGCTCTGTCTACAGTAGACGATGTTTATATGTTCAGATATGACAAATACCAAAAATATCTTGTGGAGTTTTCAAGCTCAAGAAATACGCCGGGCGCATCAGACACAATAGATTTGACGCTTCTCAAATCTATTGGAACAGATGGAACAGTTGCAGCCAGTTCCATTGATACATTCAGCGAAACCAATTCTGTCTATAACAGGACAACATTGGCCTATCTCACCAACACCTACATAACGATTACAAACGCAACGGCTACTACAGGTGCTGCAAGTCCAGAAACGATTGACGAAGTAAAAAATGCCTCTCTTGGTGTTATGCATTCCCAGTATAGGAATGTTACTTCACTGGATTATGTTTCTCATCTTGAAGAAAGACCTGATGTAGTTGCCGCCAATGTA